CTCTCATCTCTGCGGTGGGTCATACTAGAGTGGTTGGTCCTCTACATTATAAAGCCAATGTTCGTTATATAGATAATGGTCTTGCTGCTGTTTATGGTTCCTTTCAAGGATTTCGTGGGCAACATAAGAGTAGGGTTGAAAAATCTTATTTGCATGACTATTTAGTCAATAAAGGCTATCCGCTCAATTATGGCATTCCAGAGATGAGATCTTGGGAACCATGGAATCACGCTTTGCAAGATTTGACAAAACCTAACATGCTAATTGACAATGATATTGTTGAAATTGTGTGTGAGTCTTTTTATTTTGATATAAATGCAGGTTTGGGGTCTTCAGATTATGATATGCTACATGTTTATGATGATATGACTACTTTGAATGGAGCTGCTGGAATTTCTTATGTTGATAAAATTAACAGAAATACCAGTGCTGGTGCTCCCTGGAAAAAAGGTAAAAAACATTTTATGTATGCTATTCCAGCTGTTGGAGAACTTTATGATCCTGTGGCTTTAACACAAGATATAATGGATAGAGTTGATGAATCCATTGCTTGTTATCATCGAGGAAAAAGGACAAGTCCGGTTTTTACTGCATCATTGAAGGATGAAGCTGTATCACTGGCTAAAGTACAACAAAAGAAAACTCGTGTATTTGCTGGAGCACCTTTAGATTTCACTTTTATTGTTCGAAAATATTTGTTGAGTTTTGTACGTTTAGTACAAAATAGACGTGAATTATTCGAATCAGCTCCTGGTCTTGTTACCCAATCTGAAGAATGGGATGGTTTATTCCATTATATTACAAAGCATGGTGTTAATAAGATTATTGCCGGTGATTACCGTAAATTTGATAAAACTATGGCTCCTGTGTGGATTGTTGCAGCCTTTCAATTGATTGTAAGAATTATGCGGGATTCAGGTAATTTTAGTGAAGATGATTTTAAGGTTATTAGTGGTGTTGGAATTGATATTGCTTATCCATTAATGGATTTTAATGGGGAATTGATTCAATTTTTTGGAAGTAACCCCTCCGGCCATCCTCTAACTGTTATCATTAATGGTTTAGCTAATAGTATGTATATGCGATACACATATTATTTATTAAACCCTAAATGTGAGTGTCTTTCTTTTAAGAAGAATGTATCACTTATGACATATGGTGATGATAATATATGCTCTGTTTCTAATTTGTGTCCATGGTATAATCATACTACTATTGCTGCGTGTTTTGCTACAATTGGTATTGGCTATACTATGGCAGATAAAGAAGCTGTTAGCATACCTTATATAAATATAAAAGATGCATCCTTTCTAAAACGTAGATGGGTATTTAATAAGGAATTAGATCGTTATCTTGCTCCGCTCGAGCATGATTCGATCGAGAAGATGTTACTAATTTGGGTAGCATCAAAAACTATAAGTCCTCAGCACCAGGCAGTGGCCATCGTAGAGTCCGCTATCGGTGAATATTTCTTTTACGGTAAAGAAGTATTTAACGACAAACGGGATTTGTTCATAGAAATGTGTGGCAAACTCGATCTACGATATTGGGTTAAGGAATCTACCTTTCCAACTTGGGAGTACTTAGTAACTAACTATTGGAAGAATTCCGAGCGTATTATAGCGCGAAATCAGGTTTTCCTGCAGGAGGTGATAACTCCTAAAACTCAGTCCGGTTTAATTTCCCGTGCTGTTTTAAATTTAATTGAAAACAAACAAAAGGCGGACCGTCCGAGTAAACGAGTCAACGCGTGTGATATGCGCAATATCACCGAGACGGTAGATGGATTTCTACCGAACCCTTCCACGTACACTTACGCTTTGCAATCAAGTGATGTCACTCATACTGACAGCACTGCTGATGCTAATATCTCGCAAGAGAATGTTACATTTACAGATGGCGATTCTGGTAAGATCATGGAAATTCCTCTTTCCATCAATGAATGTCAAGTCGATGATTCCGCTAACGTGGAATTGGGTGCGTTTTTAACGCGTCCAGTATTGATTCAGACTTTTACATGGTCTGAGGGATCGTCCCTTGCTGAAGAATTTAGTCCTTGGTTAAACTACTTTAGCAATACAGTCATTAAAAAGAAGTTGGATAATTATTTTCTTTTGCGTTGCAATCTTCATTTGAAGATTGTTTTGAATGCATCTCCATTTTATTATTCCGCTGCAATGGTATCGTATCGTCCTTTGTCTGGTTTGACAACCGGTACTGATTTTAATCCCTGCTCTGTAGCTTCAGGGCCTGGTTTAGAATTAGTGACACTCTGTGGGCGTAGCCAGCGACCCAGAGTATTTTTGTACCCTCAAACAAGTGAGGGTGCTGATATGATTTTACCTTTCTTTTATGACAAAAATTGGATCGATGTTACTGTTGCCGACAATTTGGAAAATATGGGAACAATTAATATTGATTCTCTATTTTTCACTTTAGCTAATGCTAATTCTGTTGTCGCAGCTGATACGACAATACAGGTGTATGCATGGGCAGAAGATGTAAAAGTAGCTGGACCTACTATTTCATTGGCCCTACAATCTAAAGATGAATATGGAAAGGGTGCTATTTCTGAAAAGGCTTCGGCAATTTCAAACTTTGCTAGCACTTTGAGCAATGTACCAGTTATTGGGAACTTTGCCACAGCTACGTCCATGATGGCTAATACCATCTCTGGAATCGCTTCCCTATTTGGATATACCAATGTTCCTGTAATTGCTGATGTTCACTATTTTAAGAATGCTCCTTTCCCTCATATGAGCACCACTCAAATTGGTGTTCCAGCGGAGAAATTAACACTCGATCCAAAGAATGAGCTAACTATTGATCCTAAAGTTAATGGTATAGATCTCGGTGATGAATTAGCAATTGTTAATATTGTTACTCGAGAATCATTCCTAAATACTTTTACTTGGTCATCAATTGATCCACCAAATGATTTAATTTTCTCCTGGCGTGTTGCACCAACACAACATGTAGAAGCTTTTATCGATGGATATAATCATTATCAAGCAACACCTATGGCTATGGTTGCACAGATGTTTAATTACTGGCGTGGTGATATTACCATCCGTATTAAATTTCTTTGTACCAAATATCACCGTGGGCGAGTGAAGGTATCGTGGGACCCTATTGGCAATATTTCGGGAGCTCCTGAGTCTACGGAATCAGTCTACACCAAGATTATTGATATAGCAGATAATACTGATGTAGAATTTACAATTCCTTATACTCGAGAAACCTCGTATCTTGATATTCCTGAGGGAACAGGAAATACAATGTTATTTGCTGGTGCTGCTAGTCAGAATCCCACTCTTTATAATGGTATTGTTACAATGCGAGTTCTTACTCAACAATCTTCTCCTGTTGCTGATGCGCCAATTGGCATTGCTGTGTTCGTCAAAGGAGCAGAGAATTTACAATTCGCTAATCCCCGTGATGTCTCTGCACAATTTTCCACCTATAGAATTCAATCTGACGATCTGATTTATGATACTCCTGTTCATTTTCAGGTTGGTATAATGCCTTCTAAAGCTAGTGAAAATCTGAATCTTATCCATATGGGTGAAAAAGTGGTATCACTCCGTACTGTTATGCGTCGACAAAATCGAATTTTTACACAATCAATATTACCTGTGAGTCCCAATGCCTCTAATATTTCATCAGTAAATTTACCACGTATGCCTTTACTTTATGGATATGATCCAAACGGTATACATTTCGGTACGAATACTGTTGCTCCTGGTTCTTCAAACTTCAATTATGTTAATAATTGTACTTTGAATTGGGTCAACATGTGTTTCATAGCACATAAGGGTAGTGTGATTTGGAATGTGAATGTTCGTGATGGGCGAGAATCATTGGCTAATCATGTTGATATAACTCGTAATGAGATTTTGACGAATGGCAATTTCTCCGCTTCATTTGAGAATGTGCCTACATCTAATGATAATGAATCGTACTTTTATAATTTACGAGTTAATGCAGGCCAAGGTGGTATGGCTTTAACAAATCAGAATGATATGTCGTCATTAAATGTATCCATTCCAATGTATTCGAAATATAAGTTTCTCTCGAACAATGTCAATACCCGAACTCTTGGTTCTGTTATTGACGCTTCAAATGTTGATTCTTTTAAAGTGAGATGCATTACAACTAATCCTAACTCTATTACAGTAGCAGATCGTATTGATTTCGATTTCTATTGTGGTATTGGTACTGATTTTTCCCCGGTCTTTTTCCTCAATGTACCTACATTGTATCAATTGGCCGTACCCCCCTTCACCACATAGTCGCTGGATTTAATATCCAGTGCATGGTCCTAAATGACGTTAAACTTAGAGTTCGGGCGGACTTTAACCGCCCACAAGCGTATGGTTTGTACAGGAATGTTTTACTTTTTTAAAACCTGGACCATATACCCACACTAAAACCACGACGGAACGGTCGTCGTGGACTCATTTTTAAATGAGTTGTAACCTCTGTGATCATTGATTTGATTTCACATTCCCTAAATTAATTAATTCACTTTTGTGAATTTGCTAACCCCTACTTTTTGTAGCATTTTATGGACGTGAGATCTTTTGATCTCAGCCTATAAATGTGAAATTTTTAGTAAAGGAAGTCGTTAATTTTGAGAATGGCAGACAAGAATCGCCG